CTCTTACTAATCCAAGAGTTTCCATTTTGTTTAGCACATTGCCAGTTGTTTTCTAAGTCAGTTTTTAAAGAGATTAACTCAGTCCCTACATGCCCTTATTCTTCAGCCAATACCTGTCAAATCCAAAAACGCCCCCATATTTTCAATGAACTTTTAATATAAATATTATAAGTACAAATATAAGTACTATTTTAATTATATCCAAATTTGGGTATATTTATTTTTAAGATGTCTGAACACAGTGAAATATACGATTTTTTGAAAAAAGTTTCCAAAGGTGACACATCATTTATGCCATATAGTAGATGGAATTTACCTTACCCAATTTATGATATAAAGTATAACAGCCAATCACCAGCGTCAAGTGTTATTTGGATTGAATTTGAAAATACCGAAAAATATTTAAATGCCTTAGGGATCGATGATGATGAAGATATATTTGTTTGGAATAGATTTATGGAAAATTACTATTATGACGATTATGATTACTACCGTTATGAAGAAGATTGGAAAGAAGGTTATATTATAAAAGATTTCAATCCTGAAAACATCCGATTAGTTGAAAATATACTTATGTTATCTAATCCTTCATTAAGTCTAGATATTAATAATGATGAAAGTTGTTCTAATGTTTCCTTGTATTTGTCAAGAAGATTTGATGATATTGATTACATTATTAGTGAATTTGGTAATCTAAATGAAGATTGTAAACGAAGAGCGGTAGTTGACGTTTTAGATAATGAAACTAAAAATCCATTTCGTAAATTTGGTATCACTGAAATTTATAAAAGACACAGATTCAAAACTACTGTTAATGTGTTATTACATTGGTATAACGTAATTGACAATAAAGAATTAGACCTAATTGAATTATTACAAGAACTACTGAAAAAATTTGATAATGAAAGTAGAGGTAATTGGTATGAGTTAGAATATAATGTTTGGTGTGATGATTTTGACAATGAATCGTTTCAAAAGGAAACAAAAAGAAACTTAGAAAAAATTATAGAAAATTTGGAAGAAAGTATTGAAGGAAAGGTTGATCTTGAAACAATAAATTCCTTATATAATAAAGTCATAAGTTTGGGTGGGTTTGGTAGATGGATTAATATTAAAGAAAAGAAAGCTGAAGTTAACTTTAGAGATTTGGATACTAAAAAAGGGATACTAAAATTTTACTATAGAAGCCCACAAACCGGAAAGGCAACTGAAGAAAGGTCTGTCAAAAATTTGGAAGAACTCAACTTATCACTTTATCAACCTGAGCTTTTTGAGCATGTAAAAAAAATCAAGAAAATTATATTGTAATTGTTAATTAATTTTCATAAATTTGTATAATGGAAAGAAATTATAATTTACTCAAAGAAGTTTTGTCGGTGCCGTCTAAGACTTATCAAGAAGATTTGTTAATACAATTTATTTGTGATTGGTTGGACCAAAACAATTTTGATTACTTTGTTGATGATTTATATAATATTTATGTAACTAAACAAACTGATGAATCTGTTGAGTTTTTTCCTTGTGTAGTTGCACACACAGATACTGTACACAACATAGATAAAATAAATGTAAAAGAAGAAATGTTACCTGACGCCCAAGGTAATGTAAAACTTTCTTTAAAAGCTTATAATGACGAAGGTAATCCTACAGGTATTGGTGGTGATGATAAGTGTGGTGTTTATGCTTGTTTAGAATTATTGAAAGAAATACCCAATTTAAAAGCTGCTTTTTTTGTGGCTGAAGAAACGGGATGTAAAGGGTCTTTCAATGCGGATCCAAATTTCTTTTCAAATGTTGGTTATGTAATTCAATTTGATGCTCCCGAAAACAACATGATTTCAGAATTCCTTATGAACAGACCAATGTTTGATAGAAATAGTGAATTTTTTAATGTTGGTGGTAAATTAATTACTGAACATTTTCCAAGTGACACAAAATATCACAAACATCCTTACACGGACATTTATCCTTTGAACCAAAAATTTGGTATGTCATGTTTTAATGTTTCCATAGGTTACTACAATTACCACACAAAAAACGAATATGTTGTCGTAGATGACACCTATAATGGAATCAAGGTTGGTAAGTTAATGATTGAAGAATTAGGTTGTACTAAACATTAAAAAAGGAGGACTTTTAATCCTCCTTTTTCTTTCTACCTTTTTTCTTGGGTTCAGGTTTAGATCTATCTTCTATACTTATTGTTTGTGTTTCTCCTTCTCCCTCAACAAATAACATATAATCAGTTCCTTCGACAACTTCGTTTGTTAGAATTTTTTCAGAAATAAGATCTTCTATTTTATCTTGTATTGCTCTTTTTATTGGTCTTGCACCATATTGGTCATCAAACCCAACTTTTGATATGAAATCAATGACAGAATTTTCATATGAAACTTTGTATTTCATAGATGATAATCTAGAAATGAGTTTATCAATTTCTAATTTAACAATTTTATCTATGTGATCTTTTTTAAGTGAATTAAAAATAATAACGTCATCAATTCTATTTAAAAATTCAGGTGCAAAAAACTTACTTAATTCTTTTTTAAGAATGTCTCTTTTATATTCTTCTTGGATTGCATCACTATTATTATTTGTTTTAAAACCAACACCACTACCAAAATCCTGTAATTTCTTTACCCCAATATTTGATGTCATAATTATTAGGCAATTTTTGAAATTTATTTTTCTGCCTAATCCGTCAGTTAAATGGCCATCATCCAACAATTGAAGTAATGTGGAAAAAACATCTTTATTTGCCTTTTCAATTTCATCAAACAAAATTACAGAATAAGGTTTGTTCTTTACTTGCTCTGTTAATTGACCCCCTTCTTCATGACCAACGTATCCTGGTGGTGATCCTATCAAACGTGAAATGGTATGTTTTTCTTGAAACTCACTCATATCTACCCTAATTAAACTATCTTCACTACCAAATATTTCTTTTGCCAATTGTTTTGCTAAAAAAGTTTTACCAACACCTGTTGATCCTAAAAATATAAAAGAACCAATTGGTCTATTTGGATCTTTTATACCTACCCTATTTCTTCTTATAGATTTAGAAATTTTACCTACAGCTTCTTCCTGTCCAATTACATTTTTATTTAATGTTGTTTCAAGATTGACTAAAGAATTTTTTTCATCAATGTTTATTTTACTAACAGGAATTTTAGTCATGTTGGACACAACTTCGTAAATTAGTTCTTCAGGTATACCCCTTTTACTATTTTTAAGGTCTTCTTCAAATTTCTTTTTTTCTTCTTCAAGTTTTAAGAGAATACTTCTTTCACGATCCCTAAGTTCTGCCGCTTGTTCATAATTTTGTTTTTTTATGACATTAAGTTTTTCTTGTTTAATTTCTTGGGCTTCTATTTTCAATTTTTCAATTGACTCGGGTAGTTTAATATCTATTTGCATTCGTGACCCAACCTCATCTAAAATATCAAAAGCTTTATCTGGAAATTCCCGATCGGTAATATATCTATCCGCTAGCTCAACACATAACCAAAGTGAATCATCAGTGTAATTAACTTTGTGATGTTCTTCATACTTCGATTTACTTTGTTTCAGAATTTCAAAAGTTTCTTCTTTTGTTGATGGATCTACAATAATTTTTTGAAACCGTCTTTCTAAAGCCCCATCTTTTTCGAAATGTTTTCTATACTCATCTAAAGTGGTTGCTCCAATACACTGTATTTCACCTCTTGAAAGTGCTGGTTTAAATATGTTTGATGCATCCAAAGAACCCGAGCTATTACCGGCACCAACCATAGTGTGAATTTCGTCGATAAAAAGAATAATGTTAGGCGTGTTTTGAAGTTCTTCTATTATAACTTTCATTCTTTCTTCAAACTGACCTCTATATTTTGTTCCAGCAACAATAGAATTTATATCTAAGGAAACTATCCTTTTATCTACTAAATTTTTTGGACAATCGCCACTATAAATCATCATTGCCAAACCTTCTGCAATTGCCGTTTTACCTGCACCTGGTTCTCCAATAATAATAGGATTATTTTTCTTTCTTCTTGAAAGAACTTGAGCAATCCTAAAAATTTCTTTTTCTCTACCAATTACTGGATCTAATTTACCTTGTTCGGCAAGTTTAATTAAATCTTTACTAAAATTGTCTAAAACAGGCGTTCCACCATCTGTCTTTTTTTTGTTTTTTTCATTATCATCTACAAAATCTAACATATATAAAATTTTATTTTAAAAGTAATTATAAGAAAAGTACTAGTCAATACTTGTCTTTTTGTCAGGTTCTTTTAGTATTATATGACAAAATGTCATAGTTTAAACTTTGGCATATTTTTAATGTTAAAAAAATAAAATAAACTTATAAAAAATAAAAAAATGTTTAATTGGAATAAATTTGACAAACTTTTTAATGAAATGTTTAATTCTTCTTTTGATGGGTTTTCTTTTGATGAAAATAAATGGCAAAAAAGAACCTATAAATCACCAGATGGAAGTATTTCTATGACTTACTTCACTCATTCACCTAAAGTAAGTAATCAATCTAATGAAATAGAATTACTTAAACAAAAACTTGATTTGGCGGTTGAAGAACAAAACTTTGAAGATGCCGTAAAATTACGTGATGAAATTAAAAATTTGGAAATTAATCAAGAAAAAATTTCAGAACTAAAAAATAAATTAGATGAATGTGTAAAAAATCAAGATTTTGAAAGTGCTATAGAATATAGGGATCAAATAAAAAGCTTGAAATAAATTATCCACCGAAAGGTGGATTTTTTATTTATATCAATTATTTTAATTAAAAAAAATTATGGCAATACTAAAAGAAGAAATAATAGGAACAAAAATCATAAATGAAATCCAATCATCAAATTTAGTTAAAACAGAGTATGATGTTGAGACTAAAAAATTAATTGCTGAATTCAAAAACGGTATTAAGTATGTTTATGAAGATGTACCACATCAAAAATATACAGAATTCAGAATGGCGCCATCCCAAGGAACTTACTTTAACAAAAACATTTCAAAGGTTTTCAAATATTCAAAAGTGTAAGTTCAAAGTATTTATTAGTATGGATACTCAAGATATTATTAAAAGTTTTGATGCACAGGAAGAGCTTAATCCAAAAATTTGGGAAAAAAAAGGTAATGACTATACCATGAATCCTGAAGTTAGAACTAAACTTTTAGAAATCGCAGAACTTTTCATTGATTTTTTAGGGATTGATGTTTTAATAACTGACATTATAATGATCGGTTCATTGGTTAATTATAATTGGTCTAAATATTCAGATGTTGATCTTCACATTGTTGTAAATTATGGCCAGTTCCCTGACAATACAAAAGAACTCTACGTAGAATTTTTTGATTTAAAAAAGGTAGTTTTTAATGATAGACACGATATAAAAATATTTGGTTATGATGTCGAATGTTTTGTACAAGATGAAGTAGAAACAACTTTTAGTAGTGGTATATATTCATTATACTATGATATGTGGGTTAATGAACCAAAAAAAATAAGTACTAAAAATGTAGATTTAGATTTAGTAAAAGAAAAATCGGAACAATGGATGCGAGTAATTGATGGTGTTGTTGATAATTTAAAAGATGAAACACCTGATACTATAAAATCATTAGTAAAAAAATACAAACAAAAACTAAAAAAATTTAGGAATTGTGGGTTAGAAAAAGGTGGAGAATTATCTGTAGAAAATTTAGTGTTTAAACTTTTAAGAAGAAATGGATATATTAGTAAACTTTACGATATACCAACCGAAGTTGTTGATAAAAAATTATCCATGAATCAATAAATATTATTAAAACAAAACAATATCAAATATCGATATATTTATTTAATAAAAATAATTTAATCAAAAAAAGTATACTATGGGAGGACTAAAACCTATTGGAAGCGAAAAATTAGGTGGTATGGATAAAATCCGCAGAATTATGGAAATTGCTAACTACAATCATCAACTACCTAATAATAATGTTGAATTGAAATCTACTGAATATAGACTAGGTTTAGCTGATGGTAATTCTTATGAAATTGTAAAAGAAAGACAAGGATATATCATTAAAAGAAATATTACTGAATCATATTCTGATTATATGGAACCTATGAAAAATAGAAGATATTATAGGTCATATTCTGAAGCTCTTAAGAAATTAAATTTGATGGCCAAGGAATTTAATGCTATTTATGAAAATGAAGAAGGTACGAACTTATTTAGTGAACAAAAAAAGTTCAAATTAAAAGTTCCAAAACCTAAGTCAGATGTTGCTCCTGAAGCAGCACCAACATTACCTGAACCAGCGCCGGCAGAACCTGCTCCAGCAACACCCGCAACACCATCGGAACCGACAACTCCAAGTGCAGAAAGTCCTGAAGGTTCAACAGATGCGTCAATGGGACCTGAATCAGGTGGCGAATTAGATGATTTATTAGGTTCCACAGGTGATGAAGAGCCAACAGGTGATGAAGAACCAACAGGTGATGAAGAACCAACAGGTGATGAAAAAGAATCTGGTGTATCTTTCAAATTAATTCAAAAACTTACAGGTAAACTATCACAAAAGATAAGAAAATATCTCAATAATGAAGAAATGGATTCTGATGATGTAAAATATGTTTTGAATTCAATTTTGTCCGCTTTAGATTTGTCTGTTTTAAATGATGAAGATGTTGAAGAAATAATTGATAGATTAGAAGGTGACGATGAAGAAGAAGGTGATGAAGATATGGGTGATGAAGATATGGGTGATGAAGGTGACGAGTCAACTGAACCTCCTGTTGAAAGTCCTGAACCACCTACAGGCGAAGAAGGTGAAGTGACAGAATATGGATATAGAAACAGAAATAGGATTAAAGTAGGACCTTTGGGTGTAAGAACAGAAAATATGTTTTCAGAATCCAAAGTGGATAGAATAATTGGAAATTATTTCAATGTTAGCGAAGAAGAAGAAAAAGAGTTAAAAATAAAAAAATCAATAAACGAAGAACTTATTAGAGAAAATGTTATGGTAAACGAAATGGAAATCAAAAGACTTTCATCAAGTATAGAACAACAAAGATCGGCTTTGAGGTTTTTGGAAAAAAACCCAAACGCAACTTTAATAGGGTCAACTAACAAGAAAAATTTACTTTTCAAAGTAGGGTTAAAAGAACATAAGATTTCGGTTCACGGTAAAAGAATTTTATGAATTATTTAATTTACATAAATGGAATGGGGCCAAACTACAAAGGTGACAACATTTATGAATTTATTTTTTCTGACACCATAGAAGTATGGGGTGAAAATTGGGAATCAAAACCTGCAAATGGTTATCCTTCTCCCCCTGATTTTGAATATGTTAAAAAAGTTGGTACTCTCACCAATGGAGAAATTATATTAGAATTGGTTCAAGATTCTGATGTTTTTTCAATGATAGACACGATGGACGGAGTTATATCGTTAGGTTGGGAAAAAGAAACTGAAGAAATTGATTTTTCTTTAATAAAAAGATTAGTTTTCAAATTTGGGGAAACTGAACAAGAAGTAAAAGATAAACTATATGAACGTGACATCGTTCTTGAATTTGATAAAAAAGTAGTCTATGAGAACTAAAAATCACATTTTAACGTTACTTGAAAGTGGGTTATCATTTAGTACTATCAGTACTATGAACGATAAACAAATCAAAGTTTTATCTGAAAAATTTTCCAAAAAAAATGAAACCAAAGAAGCTCAAGACATACAAACTAAAATTAGAAGATTTAGTGCTTCCGAAGTTTCCAACGCAAAAACTAAAGGTGAATCATTACCTGGAGGTAGAGCATTCAAATTGAATGCCGATGGAAGTGTAGATGTTACATTAGAAGGTGAAATGACCGAAGACGAAACAATAAATGTTGTAAACGATCCGGATGCTTCTGCAGATGGTATGGGAATGTTTGAATCAGAAATATCTGAAAAGTTTGAATCCAAAGCTCAACAAGGTTTGTTTTGGTCTAAATGTAATAACAGTAAAGGTAAAACAAAAGAAAAATGGTGTAAGATGGCTAAAGAATTTTCCGATAGTACATCAAAGAAACAATACAAAAATATGCCAGAAAAAAAACATCCTGAAAAAACAGTAAAAAGGACAAATGAAAATTTTGAAAAATATTTGGAAGATAAAATTGTTAATATGTTGGACGAATATGTAAACCCAACAATTACTAAAGGTCAGATGTTAAAAACTATTTCTGAAAAATCAAATAAGGTCAATTCAATAATTTTGAAAAATCCTAAAAAAATGACTATGTTTTCAGATGAATCAGGAATTGAAATGAAAAGACCAATAGGAAAAATTTCTTCTTTGGGTGAAGACACAAAGGAAAAAGAAAGAACAAAGGAAAGGGAAAAGACTAAAACTCCTACAAGAAGAAAGGGTAATCCATTTAAGGATCCTAATCCTGATGTTGAAGAAAAACCAAAAGCACATACAAAAGAAAAAGAAAGAACTAAGGAAAAAGATAGAACTAAGGAAAAAGATAGAAGAAAAGGTAACCCTTTGAAAGACCCCAATCCTGATGTTGAAGAAAAACCAAAAGCAAAAATGGAAAAACAACAAAGTGATTTCATAGAAAAAATAATGGACGTATTAAATTTTAACTAATGGGACATAAAGAACTTGAAAAATTAATTAGAAGGATTGTTAAAGAAGCACCTGTTGATTACGGAGATTATCCAGAAAGAATGGATCCAAGAATACAACAAAAGATAGAAGATCCCGAAAATATTTATGCTAAAAATAGGGCGTTTAGAGGTGGCGTTTCAGATGTTGAAAAACTAACGGGAACAAGATTTAAAGAAATTGTAGATTATGTCAAAAGATATTTTTCTACAGATAGAAATTTAACACAACCGGCAGTAATGCAGGCCATACAAATGGAACAAATGATGGCAGTAAGAGATGTCATGTCAATTGAACCTCGACATAGGGAAAAACTCAGAGATTTGGCAATGGAAATATCCGCAAAAGAAGCGGGGTGGATGCCTTACAATTTAACGATGGAACAAGCTTTAAGAGATGGTATAATATCCAAAAGAAAATCTCAAACAGGTGGGACACTTTACGAGTTTCAACTTATCAACATGATAACTTTTTTAGGTGAAAAACGAATAGACCCATCAATTTTTCAAATGAAAGCTAAAGAAAATGAAAAACTACCTATACCAGCAAATTTTTCTTTTGACATCGATGAATTAACGCCTGAAGAACAAAAACAATTAGAAATAGAAAAAAGAAACGTAATTAACGCTTACGTAATGGGTAAGGCTAAAAGAGGACAATACAGTTATCAAGCTTTTAAAGAAAGATTAGATGAAATTGATCCATCACTTTATCCACTCTATAATAAAATAATGGGGGCTAATGATCTAATGTATTTTACAAACCAACAGTTAATTGAAATGTTGGGGGGTAATGCCGCTGGTTCGGCAAAAAAAGGGCAACCTGAACCTGATGATGACGATGATGATGATGAATCTGATAGTGGACCTGAAAAAGATACTTGGGAAGCAAATGGATTGATATTTCCAATTTTAATTCACGAATTGGACAAAGCCTTCAGTATGGTAACTGCCAGGTCACAATGGAAGGGTATGGACCCTGAAATGGCAAGACAAGTCATATCACAAACTGATACCATGGAAAACGAACCGATGAATTTTAGAGTTGGTGCTGAGTTGGCAAGAAAGATCAGAACTATGTTACCTGATGAATTAGTTTTAGATCCTGAAGGTCGTGAATATATGCCTTTCTTTGAAAAAAACTTATATGAAGTTCCGGCCGAAAGATTCTTAAAAGACATAATTGCAAACGTTATATCTGACAATAAACAAGATAATGACAGGGCTAGAAAAGAATTTAAAGAAATTTTTCAAAAGGCTAAAAGGGAGTATGATAGGTTCAAAGATGATGAAGATGATGATGAAGACGATGACGATTATGCTTACTAAAGATATAACCTACCAAATCGGTAGGTTTTTTTTTAAATAAAAATTTGTTAGCTATTTATAAATAAAAACATTATGAGTCTAACAAAAGAACAAGTCATGTTAGAATATGTTAGGTGTATGAAAGATACTGAATATGCACTCAAAACATATTTACAAACATACGATAATACTGTTTCTAAGTACGTACCCTTACAACTTTTTCCCGATCAAGTATCATTATTAAAAGACTATGAAGATTATGAAGAAAATATAGCCCTGAAATATAGACAGGCTGGGGTATCAACAGTTACTGCCGCTTGGGTGTCAAAACGACTAGTTTTTGCAAAAAAAAATCAACCCGAAAAAATATTGATCATTGCGAACAAATTAGACACCTCAATGGAAATGGCAAACAAAATAAGGGCATTTGTTGATCAGTGGCCATCTTGGGTAGGGGCCGGATTTTCGGTAGACAAAAACTCTCAAAAACATTACAAACTTATTAATGGTAGTGAAGTAAAGGCTGTTGCGACTTCTAAAGATGCTTTGAGGGGTTTTACACCAACAATACTTGTGTTTGATGAGGCGGCATTTATTGAAGCCGATAGTGACTTTTGGGCTGCTTGTATGGCTTCATTATCAACAGGTGGTAAAGTTATAGTAGTTTCGACCCCTAACGGATACGACCCAATTTATTATGATGTTTATAACCAAGCAGTTAAAGGAATCAACAACTTTAAAATTTCTGAAATGTATTGGTGGAGAGATCCGAGATACGCCAAAGATTTATATCTTGTACCTACAGATGACTTAGTTCATTATCTATTGAATAAAGATCAACAGGATGAATCTAAACATATATCCTTTGCCCATGTAGATCCTTATGAAAGAAACTACGATGAAATATCCAATTATTTCAAAGATGGGTACAAACCATGTTCAACTTGGTATGAACGTATGGTGAAAAAATTAAAGTATGACAAAAGAAAAATTAACCAAGAGTTAAATTGTGAATTTTTGGGATCAGGTGACAACGTTTTTGACAATAAACAATTAGAAGATATAAAAAATAACACCTTATGTGATCCTTCAGGAAAAATGATGGGGAATTCACTTTGGGTTTGGAAAGATCCTATTTTGGGACATAGATACATAATGGGTGTTGACGTATCAAGAGGTGATAGTGAAGACTTCAGTTCGATACAAATCATAGATTTTGATTCAAGGGAACAGGTCTTTGAATACGTAGGAAAAATACCTCCCGATGCTTTGGCAGAAATAGCCTACAAATGGGGTATTATGTATAATGCATTTATTGTTGTCGATATAACAGGAGGTATGGGAATAACAACTGTTAGAAAACTTCAAGAATTAGGGTATAAAAGTTTGTATGTTGATGGTGTAGACACAACAAGTATATGGTCAAACACAACCAAAATGGCAGATAAAATTCCAGGAATTAATTTCAATAATAAACGAGTACAAATTATTGCGGCTTTCGAAGAAGCGGTAAGACATAAGTTTAAAATAAAAAGTGTTCGTCTATACAACGAAATGAACACTTTTGTTTATATAAATGGTCGACCTGATCATCAAAAGGGACAACATGACGACCTTATTATGGGAATATCTATGGCAATTTATGTCGGTGAATCTTCGTTCACAAAATTAGAAAAAGTCGCACAACAAGCTAAAGTTATGTTGGAATCTTGGACTGTAGCTTCAAATGACGCAGTATCTAAGGAAGTATACTTCAATCCAGTATTACCAAATTTAAATGTTAAAAGAGATCACTTTGGTAGGGAAATAAATTCAGCAACAAGAGAAGACTATGAAAAGTATGGTTGGTTATTTGGGGGTAGGTAATATTTATAAACATGGGTAGTATAAGAAGAAAAAAAAGTGGTAAAATATTTGCCGGGTCAAACTTAGTTATAACCGGTGAAGGAATTTATAGTGTTAAAATTATAGAACCCACTTTTAGAAAAAAAAGTCAATACGACATTGATTCTAACACTACAACAACAACCACCACAAAAAGTGGTGGATAGTTATATTATAACTAACAATAAACTTTATATTAAAAAAATATAAGTTAAATTTTGAATATGGAACAAAAAGAAAAAAATTTAACAGTCTGGCAAAGATTGTCCAAAACGTTTGGACCTAATTCAACGTTAGGTATGGACGACCCTGTTTATAAGTTTGATAAAAAAGAAATATTAAAAACTACAGATAAGTCACAATTTGAAAGAGATAAATTAGAAATACAACAAACTTTATTTCTTAATGACAATTGGAAAAAAATCGAAAACAATTTATATAGTCAAGCGGTTTATTATGAACCAAATAGAATTTCAGCTTTCTACGATTATGAATCTATGGAATATACTCCTGAAATATCAACAGCTTTGGACATATATGCCGAAGAATCTACAACATCTAATCAAGACGGATATATTCTTCAAGTTTATTCAGAATCAAAAAGAATCAAAAGTATATTAGTCGATTTATTTAATAACAACTTAGACATAAATACAAACCTACAGATGTGGGTCAGAAACATGTGTAAGTATGGTGATAACTTTGTTTATTTAAAACTAGACCCTGAAAAGGGTGTTGTAAGTTGCATGCAACTTCCAAACATTGAAATTGAAAGACTTGAACGTGGTATGGAAACAAGGTCAACAAACACCACACCATCTATGAAAGAAAAAAATCTAAGGTTTGTTTGGAAAAATAAAGACATGGAATTCAACACATGGGAAATAGCACATTTTAGATTATTGGGTGATGATAGAAAATTACCTTATGGTACTTCTATGTTAGAAAAGGCCAGGCGTATTTGGAAACAATTAGTTTTGGCTGAAGATGCGATGTTAATTTATAGAACATCAAGAGCACCTGAAAGACGTGTATTTAAAGTTTATGTTGGTAATATGGATGATAAGGATGTTGAAGCCTACGTACAAAGGGTTGCAAATAAATTCAAAAGAGATCAGATTGTTGATTCTAAAACAGGTAATGTAGACTTAAGATTTAATCAGATGGCGGTTGATCAAGATTATTTTATTCCTGTTAGGGACGCTCAACAAACAATGCCTATTGAAACATTGGCAGGAGCCGCTAACTTGTCTGAAATTGCCGATATTGAATACATCCAAAAAAAGTTACTTACTGCTTTGAGAATTCCAAAAGCTTATTTAGGGTTCGAAGAACCTGTTGGTGATGGTAAAAATCTTTCATTATTAGATATTAGATTTGCAAGAACAATTCATAAAATACAAAAAAGTGTTATCGCAGAATTAAATAAAATTGCTATAATACACTTATTCCTGTTAGGGTTTGAAGATGAATTACAAAACTTTACATTAGGGTTGACTAATCCATCTAAACAAGCCGATCTTTTAATGGTTGAAGTTTGGAAAGAAAAAGTTTTATTATACAAAGACATGGTTACTGAAATTCCTAACTCATTACAACCGACATCAGCAACATGGGCTAAAAAACATATTTTTGGTTTTTCTGATGAAGAAATTAAACTTGAATTACAACAAATTAGATTAGAAAGAGCCGTTGCAGCAGAATTAGCAAATACTGCAACAATAATAACCCATACAGGATTCTTTGATACGGTAGATAAACTTTATAAAACACAAACAGGATCCACCCAAACTGCAGGAGCCGCACCTGGAGCTGAAGGTGGGGCAGGAGCGCCACCACCTCCACCAGGAGGAGGAGCACCTCCTTCACCACCAGCAGGAGGTCCGTCTTCAGGACCACCAATTCCTGAATCATTTAAAAAAGATAATTTAAATTTATTACTTGAAAGTGACGATTTACTTGGGGATGAATTTTTAGATCTGTCTAAGGCATCAAATTCTTTGGGTGACATAGAACATGAATTAGATAAATTACTAAATAGTTAATATTTATAAATAAAAAAAATTATGAAATTTGGTGTATTAAAATCTAAAATAGAAAAGTGTTTAATTGAATCTTACAATAAAAATACTTTTAAAGATAATATTTTTATTTTCAATGAATTAGTAAGAAAAAATAAAAATATCAGTAAGTTATATTACTTATATGATGAATTATCATCAAAAAAAGGATTGTCAGAATCTTTGGCTAACGATTTTGTAAACGAATCCATAAATTTATACGAAAATACAATAAACAAAATCAATAAAAAACATATTGACGAAATTAATATTTGGGTCAACAATGTAGAAACAAAAAACGAATATTCTATAATTGATGACTTATTTTCTAACAATGTGGTAACATTAGAAAATAAAATTAAAAGTAGAAAACAAATTGTAGAATCACTAAAATCTGTAGAAGTAATTTCTGAAAGTGGTAAGATAGTTCATATACCCTTGGATGATATGATAGAAGTGGCAAATAAAACAGTGAATGAATATATTTCTAAAATTAACGAATCTGAAAAAAAAGAAATTTTGAGTATAATCAACGAAGACGAAAACAAACTAAAAATAAAATTTGATTTCATCAAAGAAAATACTATCAAAAGATTAGAAAATATTTTAGAAACTGAATCAGATGAAGAAACCAAAAAAACTATTCAAGAAACAATTCAAAAAGTAACTAAAGAAAAATTTGATAAAATTAGTTTTGTAAAACTTAAAAGTTTAAATGAAAGTCTTTAATCGTTTTTAAATTTTTTTTGAATATACCTTGCTTTATTTAAAATCTGTCTTTTTAAGACAGATTTTTTTGTGAATTCTTTTCTGTTATTTAATTGACTATTTTGTCTGGTTTTAATTACCTTACTTTTAAGTTCTTTGATTGATCTTTCTATATCCCCTTTTTTTACTTTTACTATTAGCATATGTGTTTAATAATTTTATTTATATTGATATATATTACAAATTTAAGTAAACTTATCCAAAATAAACTATTTTACTATGGAAAAAAAATATGAAAAAAGGAAAAACTTCCAAAATCAATGGATTTAAATCTGCCAAAATTTCCTATGGAACTGTAGATTCCAAAGAATTCAAATCCCTTTATCTAAACCTACAAACTTGGGTAGAACCAAAAAAAGAAAGTGAAAGTTGGAACAGAGT